TGAGTTACTTCCAGAAGTTGGCAGAGTTCTGATCACCGATCCCCCTGAGAAATCAGGGGGATTTTACTTTGATATTATCTGTTTTTCTCAAACTTGAATTTATGTAGTTTTTAGATCCATCTTTATACTTCATCACGTCTTTTATTTCTTTTCTGATCGTGGGTAGTAATGATGGTTTTACTAAATTTATTTCTTTTTTCTTTTCATTTTGCTCAGTTTCATATTCCCAATTTGTAAATCCTTGTACAGGATTTAATATTGAAGTTGGATTGTCTGGATTTGGAATAGTAAAATCTTTATTGACAATATATCCAGCAGGAAGAATGATTCTTCCTGCGGAGTCTTTTACCTCTTTTGTTTTATAATATCTAATTGCTGTAAGATCATTGCCATATTTCTTAGTTGCGAACTCATAAAGTTCATCACTTGTCAATGGCCAATCAGATCTTTGATTGATCATTTGGGCACCTAATACCACTAACCAATCATAAGAAGTATCACCATAATATTTGTATGCTACGGTATCTGGTCGATCACCCTCCTCAATAATATATTTACTAAAGAAGTAAGGGGATGCAGTTGCCGAATCACTTATTTTTATTCTTCTGAATAAGTTCTTTGCAAAGATGTAGTTGTCTATAGAAGAAGACCCCTCTAAGGGAGAAATATATTCTATATTTGGTAAATATCTAAAGTAAGCCATTAGTATCCAACTCCTCCTAAGTTTTTATCATTTGGATTTTTCTCATCACCATAATCCTCAGCATATACTGGAGTCAACTCAGTAAACTGCATTGCCATAGTTGTACAGATTGGTGTTCCATCTTCATATGAAATGTAACCTTCCTGACCATGACCAGTATAGTCAACAGAAATATTAGTTAATGCACAGTATTTGAACTTATTTAAAAATGGATGTGGTTTTGGTCCTCTCATGTATTGAATTCTGAATACATCAGGACTTCCTAAGAATCCTCTTTTCAAAGCATTTGCATTACTCATGCCACCAGTTTCAGCAATATTTGCTTTAGGTGACATTACTTGTTTGAATGTCCTTACGATCATTCTCACTTGTTCTGCTTCTTTCTGATTTCTTGGTACAAATGTATACGCAAATGTAAAAGACCGCAGAGATGGTCCTCTGAACAAGTACTCAGCATTTGGGTTAATGACAACCCCTCTATTTCTCAACAATTGATCTTTAAACTCAAGAGATCCAGGTGTCATATTAACCAGAATATTTGCAATATATTCTGATGTAATATCTGCAATACCAGCTGCCGAACCTGCAACTTCTTTACCTACCTTCTTGAAAACTGAAGCAGCATTAGATCCAAAATTTACGAGTTGGTTTGCCAAGTCACCGTCTGATGGATTTTGATTGTTTATCAATGCTTGGACAGCACTTCCAATAGAGGCAGTTATGAAATCTAAATCACCACGTTCCCAAGCAGTTTTTTTCTGATCTTGTAGTGACAAGGGCATGGGCAACATCATGCTAGCTTGTAATACTTCCTTTCCTCTTTGGTTAATAGCATTACCAATTGATTCTTGTGAACTACCAGGAGCACTTATAATAGTATTAGTGCCAATTGATTCTATTCCTGGTGGGACATATTTGACAACATCAAATCTCATGTAGTCACTTTGAGCATCCAAAAAAGTCAGAGGATACCTATAAAGTTTTGGTCCTTCTCTGGTTGGACTCTTCTGATCTGCCATGCTGTTTTTACCTATTTATTCTGAATTTGCCATAACCAAGAGCACGAGCACTATCCACTTCTTCAGAATAGATCTCGTATAATTGACTTTGAACTTCTTCAAAGGTGTAGTTTCTCATCTTTCCCCAGTGGAAGTTCAACCCTCTCCATCCCCATGGTGTAATCTCCATGCAGGCAATCAAAGGAAATTCATCATATTCAATATTTGGAGTTTTGGGGTTGTAAATGTAAGTATAGTATTTACCAACCTCAGGTGTCCAAGATTTTTTATCTAAGACCTCCATGAGAGCAATCATGATATCATCACTTTCTTCAAGACCGATAAAGGTATCTTGATATTCTTGAATTCTGTTCATACTTTCAGATCATCTTCTGTTAGAACTTTGAATTCATAACGACGATCTTCGCAGAACTCTTTTGCTGCTTCCCACTTTGCCTGATTCTTGGCATACTCAGTCACTTCATAGAGATACTTTTTGGTTCTTCTTGATTGAACCTTAGGTGCCTCACAGAACCGTTTAGGTTTGATTTCAATGATTGACCTTCTGATGTTTCCCTTGCTGTCACGGTATTTGATAAAGAAATCTGGGAAATATCTGTGCCACTTATTATCAAGAGGGGATTTATAGGGAATTACTAGTTCTTCACTTCCCCACTCTAAAATGTTCTCGTTAAGATCGCAGTAAACCATGAACTTACGTTCCCATAAACTGCGATAAATAATGTTACTATGGTCTCCTTTATATTTTTTGATATTGGTAGGTTTATATCTGCCACTATAAGACATAATATGATAGCAATTCCCAGAGGTATTTATTGTGGCAAGGTTCCTGCAGAGAGATAAATTAAATCCAACTCCTACAAGTGATGTGCTCTCTAAATTTGCGAGAGTAGCACAAACCTCTCACTATAAAGTTGAGTTTTTGGGATTTGGTTCTCCGAATCTTTCTAGACTTTCATCGTATTTAAGAGGAAAGGGTGTAGATAAAGAATTTATTGCAAATGATCTTGGTGAATATTGCAGTAGAACATCAATTCCAGGAACAAGATTGTTCACCAAATCTGCGATGGATCAATATCCTGGTATGACACAGAAATTTGCTTATAAAAGGCAGTTTGAAGATTTTTCAATGACTTTTATGGTTGACTATGAATATAAGGTTCAAAAGTTTTTTGAATTATGGCAAGAATTTATTGTGAGTGGATCTGAATCTGCAGATAATGTATCTCCAACAGCTGTAAACTATTACTATAGGATGAGATATCCAGATCAATATAAGTGTGATAGGATTAGATTGTTAAAGTTTGACAGAGATTACGACAACAATATTGAGTATAGTTTTATGAATGCGTTCCCAGTGAACGTTGCTACTACTCCAGTTGATTATGGTCCATCTAGAATGTTAGAGGTAACTGTTACCTTTGCATATGATAGATATGTGTTCGGTAGAATGGATTCCCTTTCCATCTCCCTTAGAAGTGCTGTAGAAGAAGCAAGATCTCAACTGATCAAAGCTGAAATTCAAAAACAGCAAACAGGTAAAAATGGTGGGGTTGCTTCAGAAAGGGCACCAACAGTCCCTAATACTGATGGAACAATTGTAACCAGAGGTGGAACTAACATACCTCAAGGCAATTTTAAGTCGTTATAATAGCACTAAATAAAATTACGATTTGAGTTTATTATGCCTTTACCAAAAATCGAAGCACCTACCTACGAACTTACTCTGCCATCTTCTGGAAGAAAAATTAGATATAGACCTTTCCTAGTCAAGGAAGAAAAAATCCTTGTTATTGCTATGGAAAGTGAGAACATGGAGGAGATTTCTAGAGCAGTCAAACAAGTTTTATCAAACTGTATTTTAACTAGAGGGATTAAGGTAGAAAAATTGTCCTCTTTTGATATTGAATATTTGTTCTTGAACATTAGAGGTAAATCTGTTGGTGAGACAGTAGAAGTTCTTCTTACTTGCCCAGATGATGGTGAAACTAAAGTTCCAGTTGAAATTGCTTTGAATGCTATTCAGGTTCAAAAGAATCCAGAACATACCAACATCATTAAACTAAATGATGAATATTTTATGAAGATGAGATATCCATCATTTGATGAATTTGTTCAAGATAATTTTTCTACCAATCTTGAACAGATTGAAGGTTCTTTTGAATTAATTGCAAGATGTATTGAGCAAGTTTACAACGAAGAAGAATCTTGGGCATCGACTGATCATTCTCATAAAGAAATGGTTGAATTTGTCGAAGGTCTTGGATCTGCTCCTTTTAAAGAAATCGAACAGTTTTTCACAACAATGCCAAAACTGAGTCATACTGTTATGATT